CCGTCGACATCGGGAGCCGTGAACGTCCGGGAGGCGCCAGTACCAGCGAGCGTCACGGCCGGGCCGGAGATGCGGACCCAGGTGTAGGACTCGATGGTCCCGTCGCTGTCGGCCGCGCTCGCGGTCACGGTCACGACGTCGCCGCCGGTGACGTTCTGGTCGGCCCCGGCGTTGACCGTCGGGCCGACGTTGCCCGGGGGCGGGGTGACGGAGAAGTCGAAGCCGGACGGGTCAGCTACGTCGGTAGCACCAGAGCCGCCACCCACCAGGGTGGAAGTGCCAGCGAAGACGTTGGGGGCCGTAGGGTCAGAGAGTTCGACAGCGAAGTCCGGGGACAGGGCTGCCCAGTCGGCCAGGCTGGTCGAGACCAGGGTTTCGCACTCGGCGTCCGAGAGCGCCCGGTCGAGCATGGCCACGACCGCGATGCCTCCGTTGCCGGGGACGACGCCGCCGCCAACTCGGATGGCCTCGGCCACGGGGTAGTCGGGGTGGTTGCCAGCGCCAGCGGCCTCGCCATGGGACATGGTCCCGGATCCGGTCGGGTCGTAGTCCCAGATGTGGGCTCGGTAGTGCGATGCACCGGCGGCCTTTGTGATGACCCAGACCTGCCACCCCGGGGAGTTTCCGGAGATGTCGACCGGGCCAAAGCCAGGGGTGAAGTCGTCGTTGCCGAAGACGGACCAGCCGGACAGGAGCAGCCCGCCCTTGGCGGCACCGCCGTTCGTCCATGCAGCGATGCCGTGGGTCGACCCTGCGGGGTTGGCCAGGGCTGCGATGGTGAAGGCTCCACTGCCAGAGAAGGCGCCGGGGGTGAACTCGAGGTACCCGTCGCCAGAGTCCCAGAAACCGCTCATGCCTCGAGGCCCCCTTCGGGCTTGAAGTCGCCGAACTTGGCGCCAGCACGACCAAGCATACGGTGTCGCTTGTTGCGCTTGGAGCCGAACTCGTTGGGCGCGGCGGACGGGGCCTCGTTGTAGACCTCGACCTTGACGCGGATGTTGCCGGAGACCTTGATCAGACCGGCGTCTTCCTTGACCTTGAACCGGTCGGCCATGGCCGTCCCGTCTGGGACGTTGCCACGGCTCTTGCGGCGCGGGGCCAGGCGGCCAGCCTCCTGGGCGATGTCGCGCGCGACCTCGGCAGTGACGTCCCGGATCTGGTCAGAGCGAAGCAGGCCGCCGAAGCCGGTGGCCTGGGAGTGATCGGGCCGGAAGACGACGCGGCGGCCCGGGCCCATCTGCGGGGGCGGGCGGTCAGCCATCTCAGGTGCCCACCTTCGCCACGCGCTCGACGGTCACGAAGAGCCCGGGCTTTCCCACACGGACGGGGTACTCACCCGGCACACCCTCGACGGCATAGAGCTCGCCTCGGATGCGGATCTGGTCGTCGGCACGGATGTCCGAGCCGACAGGGGCGATGACGGTGTAGCCGGAGACCTGGATCCAGCCGCCACCCTCCTCCTGGTTCGCGCGGGGGAGCACGTAGCACTTGGGGACCGGGATCTCGGCCGTCGGGCCGGAGGCGGGCTTGAGCTTGTCGACCTTGGGCTTGCGCACCACCACCACGGTCTCGCGCTTGGCGGCCACGGCTCAGACCTCGTCGTAGTTGTTGGGGTCGCCCGGGTCGCCGGGGGAGAACATGGGGATCGACCAGGACGGGTATGCGGACTCGTCCGGGGTCATGCCGATCTGCTGGTCGTCGTCGACGTACAGCGTGGGCAGCGTCAGTTCGACGTCGTCGCCCTGGGTCGTGTGGAGCACCCACAGGCCGCCATGGCCCGGGGAGAGCGGGTCGCCGTCGGGGTGGTAGCGGGTGAGGACGGCGCGCTCGGACTCGGTGAGTTCCAGGAGCAGGGCCGCGACGTCGAGCACTCGGCTCGAGATCGGGCCGACGCCGGTGGCGACCTCCTGGTCGGGGTTGCCGTAGACGCGCTTGCAGACCTGCAGCACGACCAGTTGCACGTCGAAGGGGGCCAGGTTGTCGCCGGGCGCCAGGGACCACAGCGGGTGACCGCCGAGGAACTGGGCCATCTGGGAGACGACGTCGATGACCTCGGCCGCGAAGGGGTCAGCCTCGACGGCTGCGGGGTCGTTCTGGGTCCACAGCGCGAGCTTGTTCTTCGTCAGGAGGTCGGCCATGCCCCCATGTTACCGGACGCGCTTGTCGGGCAGTCCCAGGCGCATGAAGACGATGGTGTGCATCAGCGAGAGCAGGAAGAGGCCCTGGTAGAGGATCGTGATGTAGAGGCGGCCGGAGTCGGCCTCGATGATCTCCCACGGCCAGGCGAACTGGACATCCCTGGCAGCCGCGATGGCGGCGTACGTGACGGCCATGGTGGCCGACCACAGCCCGAAGGTGAGCATCCCGATGAACGAGACCCGCCAGGCCCACCGGTACTCGTTGGCGTGGAAGGATCCGGTGCAGAGCAGGATCCCAGCGACGAGCAGGGGCAGGCCGAAGTAGATGCGGGCCCAGGGGCCGAAGTGGGACTCGACCTCGGGAGGGATGCCGGTGAACAGCATGGCCAGGCTGACCCCGATGGCGGTCGCGCCGTACAGGAAGAGCGCCTGGGTGCGCGAGGACAGGCCGACGAGCGCGTGGTCGACCTTCCGGTCCGCTGTGGTCTGGTCCATCCCCACAGCGTACTCTCATCTTCGGCCGACGTCGTTACCGATCCGAGATACATCGTTGACGTAGTCAATCTGGGGGATCTTTGTGGAGGTGCCGGGAATCGAACCCGGGTCTCAGCAGGACTCCGACATGCGGCTTTCTCCTGATCGACGCCATTCACCCCCTCGAACCAGGGGCCCGCCCTCCCCCCAACAGGGCGGGCCCCCCGAACGGTGGCGGACTCCTGGACTCGAACCAGGGACCTGAGGATTATGAGCCCCCCGCGCTACCAACTGCGCCAAGCCGCCAGTGAAGCCTCCGACCTGACCTTCCCCAAGTTCAGGTCGGCGGCTTCATGGATGACCGTACACGAAACTGCCCCCCTCCGCAAGCAGCGGAAGGGGGCAGTTTCAGGAACTATGGCCCGAAGGCCCTAGATCACGGGGTCGGCGTGAAGACCGCGCCGGAGCCGCTCACGTCGTACTTGATGACGCGGACGTTCTTGCGGGTGCCCACGGCAACCGGGACCACGTCCGAGCCGTCGCGGTTCTTGAGGAACTCGAGCTCCTCGTCGTCGAACTCGCCCTCCTCGATGATCCAGTCGCCCTCGGCGGTGCGCTCGTCACGCACCTCGTTGACGCCGTAGAAGGACGACACGACCGAACGGTCCCGGAGGTAGTTCGGGTCGTAGTCGGCGATCCAGCGCAGGCCGTAGCCCTTGCTCGAGACGCCAGCCTGACCGGCGGTCACGCCGACCGGCACGGCCGGGGCGACGTTGGCGACCAGGAGGCCGGTGCTGTGGAGGTAGTAGCCCTCGTCCGGCGCCAGGCCGTTGTGCTCCACGACGGGGGCACCGGCCAGGCGGCCGATGATCGCGTTGCGCAGCGCGGGAGTGCCGGTCTCGCCGGTGCTCTCGTACTTCGACAGGCGGTCGGAGGCCAGCCACGCGGCGGCGACGTCGGAGCCCACGAGGTGGACGCGACCCTCACGGGGCGCAACCTTCTCGGAGTCCATGAGGCGCCGGGCCTCGAGGGTGACCAGGTGCGGGTCGTCGCTGGCGTCGAAGGACAGCGTGTGCTTGAACGTCAGGTTGCGGAAGGCCGCGATGGTCTTCGCCTCCATCTTGCCCGCCACGGCCTCGACCTGGGGAGCCAGGACGTCCCGCGCGAACGAGATCTCGTCCAGCGTGTAGTGCTCGTCCTCGAGCCCGGTGGCCGAGTAGAGGTGGGTGTTCAGGCGGATCGGGAACCGGCCGCCGGTCTGGAAGATGTCGTCCAGCACGATGGGGCCCGTGCGGCCACGGAAGTCGTACTCGCGGGCCGTGGCGATGGAGCCGTCGGTCACCTTGAGCATGACGGTGTCGCCACGCGCACCCTTGAAGTTGTCGCCACCGACCATGGTGGTGACCAGGGGCGCGATGAGCTGGCGCTGCAGCATGGGGAGGGCGAAGTTGATCTGCTTCTTCGCCTTGAGCTTCCGTACAGCCACGGGGACCTCCTAGGTCATTGGGACGGCCGCTGGATCCCCGTGGAAGGAACCTGCGGTGAAACTTTGGGTGTGGTGGAACTCAGAACAGGGACCCACCGACGATGGCGGCGGCTTCCTTGTCGTAGTCGATCTCGGCGGCCCCGCTACCGGTGTCGCCCGGGTTGACCAGGTTGAGCTTGCGCTGGGGAGTCGTCCGGCCCGTGGGCTCGTCCTCGTCCTCGTCGTGCTCGTCCTCGTCGTCCTGCTTCGTGGCCTTGACCCCGAACTCCTCGAGGATCTCGTCGGCGTCTGCCTTGAGCTCCTCTTCGGTCTCGCCCTGCAGGCGCTTGGCCTGCTTGACGGTGAGACCCTTCTCGGTCGCCACCTCGACACGGAGCAGGTTCTGCTCGGCCTTGGTCGCTGCGGTCTGGGCCTCGGCGAGCTTCCCCTCGAGTTCCGCGATCTTGCCGGTCGGATCGCCCTTGGCGACCTCAGCCTTCGCGTCCTTGAGATCCTGCTCAGCCTTCGTGACCTTCTCGGCCGCCTCTTCTGCTGCGTCCTCGGCCTTCGCCTTGTCCGACTGCAGGTTGTAGAGGTACTTCTTCAACTTCGTGGCGTCGATCTCGGCATCGCTGCCGGTGTCGCTCTCCCACGGAGCCTTGAACTCCTCGAGACTGCCAAGCTTGTCCAGGTGCTTACCCACGTCGCCCTCCTTGGAGCGTTCTGAGGTCCCATCTTGGATGACCTTCTGAACAAGAGGGTACACGCTCAATGTCCGGCATGTGGGCGGGGGCTTGAAACTGGTGCGGCCTACGTGGTAGTGGCGGCGGCGTACGCAGCCTCGTAGATCTCGCGGAAGGCGCTCACAGAGGCGCCGGAAGCCTGCAGGTAGAGCGAGTGGAAGAACTCCGCGCGCTTGACGTAGTCGTCATCGCGGCCGTAGACCGGCTTGATATTGCACTGGCAGTGGTCGTGGACCTTGGCGTCGCCAGTGCCGACGAAGCGGGCGTTGGAGTCCTCGAAGGCGCCCTCGGTGTAGACGTAGCCCTTCTGCAGGCCGCGACCGGCCAGGAGCGCGCAGAAGTAGCACGGCTTGTCGCGCGTGACGCGGACCCAGCCGAGCGCGGTCTTGTCCTGGCTGACGCCACGGCCGAGCGTCTCTCGTCCGCCGTTCTGGACATGGCGCGCGGTGGCCCCGGCGATCTTGACCTCGGTCGCCTTGTTGAGCTCGCGGATCATCGCCTGCTTGTCGGGCTTCGTGTACTGCTCCTCCGGGAGGCGCCGGATGTCGGCCGCCTGCTTGGACCAGGACTTGACGCCGACCACCTCGAGCGACGTGCGGATCTGCTCCTCGACCAGGGTTGGCGCGGGCGTGAAGGAGAACGGGGTGGCCCCGGGGGCCTCGAGCCGCCGGAGCGCGTTGCCGAAGAGGGCGGCCTGCTGGGCCGAGAGGCTGTGCTCGCGCATGATGCGCGGGATCATGATCCTCAGCCAGGTCTCGACGGACTGAGGGCTCTCGACGTCGACGCGCGTGCGGAAGTACGCCACCACCAGGGCCGCGATGGCCGCCGCTCGGCGGGCCTGTGCGGCCTGGAAGGCGGCGGTCAGTCGCCCGGCGTCAGTTGCCGGAGTCAGCAGCACCGTCACCGGAGCCACCACCCTGCGCGTTGGGGTCGTCCTGCATCAGTTCCTGCAGGAGGGCCTCGATGCCGCCCTCCTCGACCAGGCTCTTCGCGCGCGCGGTGTCGTTGTCGGTCCAGCCCGGGACCTTCTCCCAGAGCATCTCGACGGGGATCTTGAGTTGCACGGCCAGTTTGCCCAGGGCGTCGGCCGCCTGGACCAGCGAGCGGGACTCGGTGTCGCGCCAGCGCACCTGCATGTTGTAGGCGTTGGCCTCTTCCTTGTCGCCACGGACCATGGCCGACAGGCGGGCCATCTGCTCGTAGAACTCGGACATGCTCGTCTTGTAGTCCTGGGACTTGCGCTGCAGTCCGGACTCGGCGGCGGCCAGGGACTCGGCCTGCAGGTTGCTCGAGAGGCCGAGCAGGTGATGAGGCGGGGTCTGGGTGATCGCGGCCAGCATCCGCAGGTCGGCGTCGGTGACCTCCTCGAACGGCTTGAGCGGCGTCGGGTTGAGCGTGCCGAACTTCGTCTCGGGGTCGGGCGAGACCAGGAAGTCCTCGATGCGGAGCTTCATGGCGTACGCCGCCTGCACCTGGGCCGAGCCCTCGGGCTTGGCCAGGCCCGCGATGTAGCGGACCATCCAGGCACCGAAGCGCTGCACGATCAGGCGGTCGAAGACGTCCTGGTCGATGCGACGGAGCAGGGGGATGATCGGCTCGATCTCGCCGGTGGCCCGGCCGTCGAGGTCCAGACGGTTCGCGCCGCGCGCAACCGGGGGCACGGGCATCCCGTGGTCCTCGGGGGCGATGTAGGTCCAGTCCTTGATCTCGACGCCGTCACCCTTGCAGGAGAGGCGGTGGACGACCTGCTCGTCGAAGAGCGCGACCGTCCAGCCCGTGTGGACCGGCGAGGTGTAGATCAGGCCGTTGGCGACCTTCTCGTAGACCGGCTGGGCCTCGATGGCGAAGGTACACCACTCGTCGTCGTCGTTGTCGTAGAAGGCGGCCATCGCCTTGGGGGAGCGGGCCATCCACTTGCTCATGGCGTCCCCGGTGAGCGGGTCCTTGCCGGGGAGCACGATGCCGTACGCCTGGCCGAGGCCGATGGCGCAGCGGTTGACGGCGATCTGCTTGGAGTCCCAGCGGTTGCGCTGCCAGTCGTCGTAGGCCCGCATGGGCTCGTTCTTGCCGGGCATCATCATGCCGTCGACGTACGCGGTCTGGGCCAGGGAGGTGACGACGAGACCCGCGAACGCGCTCGGCGCCCGGCTTGCGATGTCGTCGTACTCCTGGTCCCGCTCGCGCGGAGTGAAGGGCTCGCCGGTGATCGGGCGGTCTTCGTCGCCCTGCTCGACCTCAAGCTGGCGGCCACGGACCCACAGGTCCAGTTGCTTCGCCTTGCTCCGGGAGCGGAGGAACGACTGGAAGTGAGCGTGCGCCGCGTCGACTGCGGTGCCGCGCTTCATCTGCGCCACGAGTTGTCCTCCGGAAGTAGGGGTGGTCTGACGCCCATGGTATCAGCGCGGGGCTCAGACGATGATACGACCCTCGATGGGGCGGTGATCGGAGGAGCCATCGTCCTGCAGGAGGCGGCAGGTGCCGACCCCATCGGTGATGATGTGGTCGATGAGGCCCCTGGGGCCATGGGTGCCACCGCGAGCCGGGATTCCGGTCTTCCAGGCGTTCATCATGCCCGGCGCGACGTAGTGAGCCATCACGGCGTTGCGCTCGTCGGTCTCGCGCCAGTTCTTGTTCAGGTCACCCTGGTGGATCCGCTTCCGCTTCGGGTGCTTGCGGGCCGATGCCTTGTGGAACGCCACGAGGGTCGCGCCCTCCTCGCGCCAGGCCTGCGCGCGGAGCGGGGTGTTGTCGAGGTTGTGGTGAGCCACGCTGACCAGCACCTCGAGGCCGGTGCGGCGGTGCTCGAGGACCACCCAGACCAGGATCGACGGAGGCTGCAGGAAGCCCTTCTTCGTCTTGATCCGGATGTCGGTGAGTTCCAGGTAGCCCTTGTCGAGCCGCTTCCAGACGCTCTGGTCCCACTCGATGGCGCAGTTGGCCGGGCCGTACTTCGTGATCGGGTGGTAGACACCCCAGCCGTCGTTGCGGATCTTGAGATGCTTCGTCGAGTCCGCCGACGTGAGCTCGGTGCGCGTGACGATGGTCCGACCGTCCTGACGCATCCGCTTGACGTTGCGGTTGAAGGCGTCGGTGCCAACCTCGGTCCACAGGCCGGAGTTGTGGGCGGTCTTGATGATCATCCTCGCATCATACCCCGAGCGGGGCCCCCTCGCAACATGAACTCTTCGTTTTGCACTCTGGGCAGAGCCAGCGGTATCGGGTCCCGTCGTAGACGAAGCCACACTGGTCACAGGTGACCACTAGAACCCCACTCCCCAAACTTGGCGGTCCGGCGGGGTGTCGTCCTCGAGCCCGGCGTTGAGCACCACGCGGCGCAGCATCCGGGCGCCGACGGCACAGACGGCCAGGTCGATCTTCTTCGGGGACTCCCGGCCTTCCTTCATGAGCGAGACGCCCCAGCCCGACGGGTGGGGGTGGCGTACGGCGTTGCGCAGGTGCTGGACCAGCGCCGGGTGGCCGTCGATCTGGAACTGGGGCGCGAACTCCTCGATGTCGTTGAGGGTCTCCATCTCCTCGACGAACGTCTCGGCCGCGCTGATGAAGAGCTTCTGCTGGTCCGGCCCGGCCATGTCGAACATCACGGCGTGCTTGCGCAGGCCGGACTTGAGCGGGAAGAACTTCGGGTCCAGCGTGTGGGCGGGGTTCTTGTCGTCGGCCGAGCGCTTGGCGTACGCCTGCATCCAGCGGTCCAGGTAGCCGTCCCAGTAGCGCGACGAGTCCTCGTCGTCCTTCGTGTGGGAGGGGTCGCCCCAGAAGGCCACGATGTTGAACCGCTTGAAGGCCATCTTGACGCGCTCGTCGACGGCCTCGCGCGGGGCGAGCCAGGTGTCACCGCGCTTGCCCTGGGGCTTCTGCCAGACGCCGATGGTGAACACGTAGCCGTCGGACAGGCGGCATCCCACCAGGGCGGTGGAGTCGTCGCTCTTGGAGCCGTCGAAGAACATGACGATGGGCTCG